GACACTCAGTTAGCTATGATTACAGCCAAGGGTTTAAAGGCTGACTATCAGAACGCTACAGGTATATATGGGCAGGAGATTAGCGGTGATGTACCCTCCAGGATGAGTGAGGGACTTGAAGTTTTCAGAAGCAACGCTGAGATCACTGCTGCTATGAAAGATCCAAGATATGAAAGTGATCCAGCTTATAGACAAGATGTACTTGATAGGTTGGAACGCTCAGATGTTTTTAAATCAGGCCATATTTAAAGCCTGCTGGTAGTACGAGCTATAGAGTAATTAAGTGAGTAGATTAAAGACCTACTGCGGTGGATAATCTTTGAGTCGAAAAGTTAGTGAAGAAGTATAGCATTTTGTTAGATACTTTTTTTATTAATTTAAGATTGAAAGGAGACTTGCTATGGGTGTAACTGCAACTACCGCCCCTGTTCAAGTAATGTCTCGCTCTGGTCAAAAGAACAGCACTGGTGATTCCAGTGCGATGTTTCTTAAGGTCTACGCTGGTGAAGTGTTGACCGCTTTTGAACAAGCTAGTGTTACGATGGACAAGCACGTTATCCGTTCTATCAGCTCAGGTATATCAGTGCAATTTCCGTTAGTATGGAAAACTGCTTCAACTGAATATGCTTATATTAATAGTTCTGGTAGCACTTCTACCACAGCTAATGAGCTTGATGGTACGGCAATCAATAAGAATGAGAAAGTCATTTCTATTGATGGTCTGCTTTTAGCAGATCACTTTGTCAATAACCTTGACGAAGCTATGAATCACTATGATGTACGTTCTATTTATGCTAAGGAAGCTGGTATTATTCTTGGTACACAATGGGATAAGAACATATTACAACAAGGTTTATTAGGTGCTAGATCCTCTACCCTCGTTACGAGTGGTAATGGTGGTGCGGTACTTACTAACTCCTCTTATGGAACATCCGGATCTACTTTGGGTGGTGGCTTGTTTGATGCTGCTGAAGAATTAGATGAGAAGAATGTTCCTGAAAATGATCGCTATATGTATGTACGTCCTGCTCAGTATTACTTAATGGCAGAAACGACTGACCTAATCAACCGTGATTGGGGTGGACGTGGAGTATATGCAGAAGGTGAAGTTATGAAGGTTGCTGGTATTCACATTGTGAAAACTAATAATCTTCCTATTACTAACATTAGTTCTGCTCAAGTTACTACGCATGACGGCAATTTCTCTACAACGAAGGCTTTGGTTATGCACAAGTCTTCTGTAGCTACCGTTAAGCTTCTTAACTTGGCTGTAGAAACTGAATACGACATTCGACTCCAAGGTTGGTGGATCGTGGCTAAGTATGCTATGGGTCATGGTTTTATCCGTCCTGAAGCGTGTGTTGAATTTAAAACCTCTTAAGGAAAGGATATTATACTATGACTGATATTGCGAATATCCAATCCTTAGCGGTTCCTGCTAATACTGTTACCAATGTAACATTAGTTCAGCCTTATGCTGATAACACTACTATTGGAACATCATTTGAAACAATCTGTAACACCAATGCGGATCAGGTTTTGCCTGTTATTGCTGGTGCAGATATTGATGTAGTATCTTCATCTACCGATGATGATGGTTCTCCTGCTGGAACTGGAGCTAATACTATTAAAGTAACGTACTTAGACGATGACTTTAATCAGGCTACTGAAACCATCACTTTGAATGGTACGACTGAAGTTGAAATGACTGAGCAGAACATTTCCTTTATCCAGAAAGCTGAAATTGCAACTTCTGGTACTGGACTTGCTGCTGCTGGTGCTATCACTATCGCTGATGTAACTGGTGGTGGAGTACACGCTGTCATTGATGCAGGATCTAAAGAGTCAGGAAACTGTACTTGGAAAATTCCTGCTGGTCATACTGGTTATGTTCACGGTTTCTGGTATGATGTAGATGCTGTAGGTGCTGGTCAGGGTACGGCTGAGATTGCGCTTCAAGTGGCTCATGCCGAATCATCTGGTGTAGCTAACTCAGAAAGCTGGCGCACTGTTGCTAAAGTAACAGTAGTAGAGAACGACAATGATGTAGTTGCTGCTACTGGTGGTAACTCTAACAATATGGGTTCATTCTCCTTTCCAGGAAATGTGCCTTTTGTTGTTCCTGCTAAAGCTATGGTAAGACTCGCTGGTAAAGCTCATTCTACTGCTGTAGCTGCTACTTGTGGGTTCAGTATGTCGGTACAAGGTTCTGGTAGTGGTACTACCGTAACCTCAAGTTAACCTTTTGAGGAGTCTAGGGTAACACTTAGGCTCCTCATTTTTTTTTAACGGAGATTTTGAAGAATGACTGATACAAGTAGAACCGTAAGCAACTTAGTTACTAACTTGTTTCAAGACGGTCAAGCTGCTGGTTCTATTACTCCCCAAGACTTGCGAGACTTTATTGAAACAACCCAAGTAAAACAAGGGAGTATGTATGTTTCTTCTCCTGGCAGCACTACAATCAGTGTAGCTGGAACGTATGTAGAAGGAACAGCAGGAACTTGGACTCTTAGTACAGCTCCTACTGCAAATGAGTTTGATGAAAATACCGATGGGAGACTAAGATATACAGGGACTCCTACAATTAACTGTTTATTCTTAGCTTCAGCTTCTCTTGAAATTGATACCTCGGCTGTAGATAAAGAATTTGGATTAGCTATACATAAAAACGGAACACTTATTACAGGCACTAAAATAGTAGGCTTTTGTCCTAGAGTCACAGTTAACTCAGTTAACCTTGTTACTTTTGGATATGCTTCAATGGCTACTAATGATTATGTTTCTATCTTTGTTGCTAATGTAGATAGCACTGATAATTTAACTATTAGAACTGCTCAAGTTATGGGCATGGGGTTAGTTACTTAAAATGTCACATTTTACTACAGTACCTATAACAGAACTAGATGCAGTTAATATACTCTTAGCTGCGGTAGGTGAGGCTGCTGTTTCTAGTTTAGAGACAGCTACCACAGTAGATGTTACTCAAGCTAAAAATCTTATATCCAATATCAACAGAGAGGTCCAGCAAAAAGGATGGCATTTTAATACGGAATGGGATGTTGTATTGTCCTTAGATTCAGACAGCCGTATTCCTCTTGGTACATCCGTATTATCTGTTTATTCTCCTACTAAACTTACAACAATCAGGGGAAGGGAAGGATCTCCTTTTCTTTATGATTTAGACAATAATACTTTTATTTGGACAACTTCTATTAATGATGCTGTTACTATTACCTTGTTGGATTTTGAAGACATTCCACAAACTGCAAGGCAGTATATAACTACAAAGGCAGCGCGAGTATTTCAAGAAGAAATTATAGGACAAGTCTCAGCAGAGACAGTTAATCGACAAGAAGAAGCCGAAGCTTATGCTGATTTACTGGATGATGAAGGAGAGAGATCTGGATTCAATATAGGCTATGGCACTACAGATATGTATAACACTACCAAATTATACAGGAAGCTATGGTAAATGCCTCTTATTACAGAGCAAATAAGTAACTTAATCAATGGGGTTTCGCAACAACCTCCTGCATTACGATTGGCTTCTCAATCGACTACACAAGAGAATGGGTTAGTTACTATAGCTGAGGGGCTTAAAAAAAGACCTCCGTTAGAATATATAGCAAAGTTAAGTAATAAAACTGATACAGATGCAAATATTCATTTCATTAACAGGGATGAAAATGAGAGATATATAGTACATCTGACCTCAGAACAGTTTAGTTCTGATTTTAGTTCCGATTTTTCCGGAGCTGAAATGGAAGTATGGGATCTAGATGGTGTTTCTAAGAGTGTCTCAGGAGCTACAGGAGATGTATTAACCTACATAACTACCGCGAATACACGAGATAATCTTAAGTTATTCACCGTAGCTGATTATACCTTTCTATTAAATAAAACTGTTACAACGGCTAAGTCATCTACTACAAGTTCTGATAGAGACCCTGAAGGTATAGTATTTATCAAACAAGCTACGGCTACTACAGATTTCTTAGTTTATGTAGATGGTACACTCAGGTCTACAATCAATGGTGATGCTGATGCTGCTACTCAATTAAATGATTGTTATACTGAATTAACAACTAATATTGGATCAACCTTTGATATTACCAAGTTTGGTAGTAGTAATGTTCACTTAACTAAAAAAGATGGAAGTGATTTTACACTTCATGTTCAAGCTCCAGAAGATAATTGTATTGCCATTAAAGAGAGTGTTGTTGACTTTACGGATCTTCCTTCTAGGACTAAAGATGGTTTTATAGTTAGAGTTACCGGAAGCCCAAGCTCAGGAACGGATGACTACTGGCTTAAACATAATAACCAAGCAGATGAAGATGTAGGTGAATGGGTAGAAACTGTAGAACCTGGATTAGCTAATAGTCTAGATGCTAGTACAATGCCCATACAGTTTATCAGGACTTCTGAAGATCCTTGGGATGATGCGTTTGCTGCTGATTTCGGTGAAACCGTATTTTCACTGTCTCAAATTGCATGGACTGATAGGTTAGTAGGTGATGAAACGACTGCTCCTGATCCTAGTTTTATTGGTGAAAAGTTAAATGATATTTTCTTTCACAAGAATAGATTTGGATTTTTAGCAGGAGAGAATATCATACTGTCTGAGCTTGGAGAATTCTTTAATTTCTATAATACAACGGCTACAGATTTACTGGATACAGACCCTATAGACTTAGCTTCTCCTAGTAACCAAGTAAGTATTCTTCATCATAGTCTTGCCTTTAACGAAGACCTTTATTTATTTAGTAATTTTGCACAGTTTAAATTATCTGAGTTTGCAGCAGGAGGTTTGACTCCTACTAATGCTAAACTATCACTGCTTACAGAATATAAGAATGACATAGGGGCTACTCCTATTCTGAATGGACGTAAACTTTACTTTTCAGAAGAAGTAGATGGCTTTTCTTCTATTCGTGAATTCGGAACTATAGAAGACTTACAGGAAGAAACAGCAGAAGAAATTACAAGTCATGTGCCAAGTTATATCAAGGGTAAAATATTTGATATAAGTCCTCATAGTGACTTTTTGTTTGTTCTCTCAGATGAAAACTTAAATGAAATATTTATCTATAAGATGTTATTTGAGAGAGGAGTTAAAAAGTTAAGCTCATGGTCTAAATGGAAGTTTAAAGATGAAGAAAAAGTAATAGGTATTAATGTTATAGACCATATCGCCTATCTTGTTATCGTTAGACCTGATGGCACTTATCTGGATAAAATAAGTTTACAAGATGCTAACCTTGTTAATCTGACTGAAAGCTCAACTCAGCTTTCTTTCAAGCCACATCTTGATAGACTTACAGAAGTTACTGGCTCTTATAGTTCAGGAGCTGATCTTACTTCATGGACTATTCCTTATCCTGATGATTTTGGTTCCACGTTTAGAGTGGTCTTTGGGGCAGGCTTTAGTGGAAAAGAAGGTGACTTGGTGCAAGGGGTATCACAAACCACTCCTACAACCCTCACTGCTTCTGGAGATCACTCAGACAGCTCATGTTTCATCGGTAAAGATTACCGCTTTCTCTATGAGTTTACTGAGCCTACAATTAAGACTGAAGTAGCTGGACGAGTCAGTTCGCTTTCTGGAGGTATCCTTAAGATCCGTAAGTTCAATGTAGATTATTTTAACACCGGATATTTTAAATTTCAAGTTACAGCTCCAGGAAGGGATGCTTTCAGCCATATCTATACTGGACGTATTCTTGGCTCTACTCTAAACAAGATTGGTACTATTCCATTTGAAACTGGTAGTTTTAAAAAGCTTATTTTAGCTGATGCTAGAGATTTAAAACTAGAATTAATTTCAGATTCCTATTTGCCTTGTGCATTTACAGGAGCAGATTGGGAAGGCAATTATGTAGTAAGAACTATTTCAGGTATACGAGCTAGATAGGGAGATAATATGAAGCCTTATCATAGGCAATCTATATTACATGATATTTGTGAATTAGCTCCTAATTTAAGATACGAAGATAAACGAGAAGTCAATACGTTAGGAAAAACTTCTGAACAAGCTTTACTGTCCGGATATTTATTTGGAAAAATTTGTCGTTCTATAATAGATAATCATGGACAAGTAGTAGGGATGTACGGAGTTTGTCCTGTGGATGAAACAACAGGCATTGTGTGGATGTTAGGCTCTAAAGGTTTACATAAGATTAAACGCGCTTTCTTACGAGAGAGCCGAACTGAAGTTAATGGAATGAATAGTCTCTTTCCGCATATATGGAATATCATAGATAGTAGAAATGAGTTACATATTAAATGGATAAGATGGTGCGGATTTAAGATTATAGGAGAACGCATGATTAATAACGTAAAGTTTTATGAATTTTGTAAGGTAACTAATTAATGGGTTTTTGGGGATCTCTAGCTGCGGTAGGTAAAGCTGGTATATCTGCTGCTAAAGGTGCTGATCTTGATACCTACTTGAAATTAGGTCAGTTTACTGCTGCTGCTGGAACCAAACTGATGGATTTTCAAGAAACAACGATATTAAGACAACAGCAATTTCATGCAGCACAAGAACAGGCAGCTTTTAATAATCAGTTATTATACAATTCGTATACCAATTTAAACGAACAAGAACAGCTTGAATATAAGAAACACGCAGTCGATCAATTTGAATTACAAGTTCAAGTTAGAAGGGCTGTAGCTGCTAGATTAGCTCTACAAGGTTCAGCTAATAAGTCTGGAGGGTCTGCTGAAAGTATTATAATGAATATCCAAAGACAAGGCTTATATTCCAGCCATAGAAAAGACTTTAATTATGAAATACGAATACGAAATCTGCAAACCCAACGTGCTAATGAAGCTCTTGCAACTAAAAGTAAAAACAATGCGTTATATAATTCACTACAAGGATTCCCAAGTGCTACCGGATTAGCTTTATCTATTGGAGCTTCAGCCGTACAGTATGGATCTGAGTGGAACAAAGGACGTACAGACGCTGATTACAAGAGACAGACATTGTCTATGGCAGCGAGGAAAAAGATGGACAAGGGTAAGACTAGTAAGCCAAGTAATGGTAATGAAGACATTATTAGTGGTGAGGTGGGAACCAGTTAATGGCTCAAAATCAAATTCCTCTAGATCCAATTCAAGCACAGCTAATTAAAACTGCTCAAACTGGTACAGCTTCAACAACATCAGGACCAGCTTATACACAAAACGTATTTGGTACTCGAAGCCCAGCAGGAACTGGATTAGTAGAAGGTCTTAGAGCTTTTAGTAAAGCTTTAGGCTCAGCATCAGAAGTAGCAAAACAGCGAAAGTTTGCAGAAGATATGGTTACTGCCGGAATATTTGCAGCTAAAAACGAAGTAGCTCCAGGATTAACTTCTCAAAAGGCTTTACTTCATAATTATAATTTATTAGACGAAAACTACACTAATAGAATTTTAAACCAAGTAGAAGTTTATGATAATAATACGGCTTCAAATATTGCAAATCATGTAGGATTGACTACAGAACAAAAAGGTCTACAATTCAAGACATTTATTGACCAAATTAAACAAGAAGCAACTAACAATGTTACTCATAATGGCGAAGCTTTAGGAAAGTTACTTGTTAAGCTAGACGGTTATCAATATAAGTGGGAAGTTGATATAGCTTATTTTGACAAAGCACAACGTATGCAGACAGCTATGGAAAATGTCAGCACTGATATTCAGAAGTATTCTACTGAAAATAAAGGTTTTACACTAGAATATATTAAATCTTTAGCGGACAAATTAAAAAAGACTGAACTTCAACATGAACGAATTAAAGTTGGAGATAAATTTATTCGTGCTGAACTTGCTATAGATTATAATAAAGCTGTATTTTCACTTCTTAAAGAGCAAGTGGTTGATTCCTACAGATGGAATCCTCAGTTATACGAATCATTCCTTGAGAGATGGGAGGATTATTATAAGCCTTTCGCTACTAAAGAAAACGCTTTAATTACTGCTGGAAAACAAGATGCAATCGGAGATCATCAAACTTTTCAATCTTTGTTTGATGAGTTTGAAAATGATATAATAGCACAACAAAAAATTCAAACAGAACTAGATAAAAAAGGTGCTGCTAACTGGTTTAGGAGTTGGATAGCTCCTAAACTAGAAAATAATATACCTTGGAATGGAGATTTAGATACTACATTATTTTCGAATATATTTGGATCAGAGGCTTCTACTTGGATTAATAAAGCTAAAGTTATGTTAACTGCCGATAAACGTGGTACACATAGTCCAGAATTTATCCTTGCTTTAGAGCTTGTTCAAAATGGAACCATGAGAACGGAAGAACAGATCCAAGGTGTAATACAACAATTTCATCTAAACAATGACGCAGGATCTAAACTGTCTAGATTAATCTCCCAATTTAAAAGTGAGTTTAAGGAAAATATAACAATATTACAAGATGCAAGTATAATTACTGATGGGCGAATGAGCAAAGTAATCCAAAATACATGGCTTCAAAATCTATTGGCTCCACTTATAGAAAAAGAAGGTTTTACTTTCAAAGAAATGACTAAAGAAAGATGGGTTGAAAAGTTTCTTCTTGTTAAAAATAAAGTTAAATGGCCTGACGAAATTAATCATCTATGGACAACTTTACAACGAGAAGTAGCAAACAATAGAGGCGCAATACGTTTAGAAAGTCAAATGAGAGTTTATGATGAGAGATTAGCTAAGGAATATGGGTATCGTACTTTTGCACCTGAAGAAGCTACTGCGTGGGTTGAAAGCAGAACAGAGCTAATACTACAAACTCTAGAGTCCCTTGGAGAGTGGGAGGTTGTAGAAGAAAAACAGAACGGTACACTAGTAAAAGTATTGAAGAAAAAGGAGTCTAAATAAAAATGGCTACTGATGCAAAGGCAACCTCTAGACCACATAAAATTGGAGGACCTCTAGATAGTCCTAGATTTCCAAATACACATACTACTGAAGATACCCAAGCGACAGATTCTTTTCTTACCGCAGGAATATTTGAATGGATTAAAGATCCTAAAGCTACTGCTTTTAAAATAGGTGAAGTAATAGTTAAAGAAGCTAAGCAAGCAGAAGTTGATGTAAAGGACTATATGCGCTATCTTAAATTGCTAGAAGACCCTATGCCTCTTAAAGCGATGATGGGTTATTTAGAAGATTCAGCAAAAGCTAGAATGAAAGCTGTAGAAAAACTTGGTTCAGCCACGAAAAAAAGTGAGATAGGTTCTCCAACTCAAGCTGAAGTAGACGCTCAACGTACTTTTAAAGCTTCATCAGTTATGGGGGAAGATAAACATATTTATCAGGAGGCTTTAGATAAATTCGTTAGAGATGTAGGATTTCAAGATAAAGAACCAAGTCATAAATCTGTAAAAGAATGGAAAAAAAATAGAAAAAAAGATGAAAGCTTTGAAAACTATTTTAAACGAATTGGTAAAACCCCTTGGTATAGCTTAGATCTTAATAAGAAAACAACAGTAAATGGAATAAAGCAATATAAATATGCAGATCAATTAGATAAGAGCACTCCTTTATTTGCTATGAGTCAAGCAGTTGGCAAGTTTAGCTTTAAAGTAGATCCTAATTTATGGAAAGATAAAGAGAATAAATCAAATCTAAGTGTCATTGAATATGAAGATAGTTATGATTTTGCAGGGACAGATGCAGATACTCACTTACAAACTATGAGTGAGTATGGATTTCTAGGGCCATCTAAGGGTCCTCCAGATAAATGGATAATGGGTAGACCAATACCTAAAGAGTATCAGACAAAATCTCCTAAGAAAACAGAAATATAATGGATAATATAAATGGCTAACGAATCACAGAATATTTTACAGGGTTCTCCTTACGGTAGATTTCAGAAGCAACCTGAAGAACAGATAATTGAGCCTGAAGAAGAAACAATTAATATTCCAGATAGTTCTTCTATAGAAGCTCCGTCAGCAGAAACTTTAGCAGCAGAAGCTTTTGATAAAGAAGTAGCATTTGATACATTTATTGATAAATATAAAGAAGATTCAGATACTATTTTTATAGAGGCTACTAAAGAAGAAAATAATGTTAGCCAAGAAGATCGTGACAAA